ACCCTGCAGCTTGTTGAGCTTCCTGATGGCAACAGGTAACGGGTATGCATCCGCAATGATGCGGTGTCTACCCTTGACCTCAACGAATCCTTTTAGCTCCTTGTTCTTGAAGACCTGAAAGTCAATGTCGTTGTCTCCGAGCTTCTTGAAGGTCAGGTCAAAGAGAGAACAGAATTTTTCTATGGCTCTCTTCTCTCTCTCTAGGTGGTTCTCATCTTCGAATCTCATAGCTCCATTAGGCAGTTAAACGCGGTGTGCCCACCAAGCACAACACCACAGCCTATGGCTTGTCGTTTGAAGTGACGGGCGTAAGCAGCAGCGTAGCTGTCAGCATCAATGCCGCATCCTACTTGCATGCCGAAGACCCGAAAGTTACGGCCAACAAGCCATTCGCAGTATGCCTGTGTGTGGATGTGCCCGGAGACCGTGCTCATCATGTCGTTCTTTGCCTTGGTTCTTGCCGTGCCACCTTCGCCATGCACGTACTGCACGTTGTCATACACCACGCGCTCTGACCAATCCCAATCCGTGCCAAGCACCTCGTTGTATGAGCGAATCCATTCCACCGGGACGGACGAAGAGAACGCCTTGCGCATGATGATGCGGTCATGGTTGCCGATGATTACATCTGCAATGGGAAAGGCATCAGCCCACTTCGTTACTCGTGAGATGGCGTGGTCAAGCTCAGTACCACCCGACATACCGTTAGGGTCGGTCTCGTGATAGCTTGCGTAGTGGTTGTCCAAAATGTCTCCGATGAACACCACTTGGTTCAGGTTGTACTTGGCGTACACGTCCTCGCAGAACTCAAGGTATCCATCAAGACAAAAAGGAGCGTGGATATCGCCAACGACGAGTATCCTGCGCTCCTTCTTCATTAGGTTTTCGTAAGCAATCCTCTTGTTCCCCGTGAGTCTAGGTCTGCTTTCAGATTTCATCTTTGATAGAGTTCTTTAATTCAACAAGCCTCGCGATTTGTACGTCAACAACTGACGATATAGAATCGAAGTCCCTATCAATAAGACCCTCGTAGATGAGGTTGTTAGAGTCATGTAGGTCAGCCATCAAAGAGTTGATGTGATTTATTCTCTCCCTCTCAACGGCTGACGGCTCACTCATCTCTTATCTACATCCATAAGAAACATATCGCCCGTTGGTTTATGAACTCTTCGTATGCCCTTGTAAATCTCTTGGGACTTTCTCTTTACCTCTCTTCTTTCTGAGGCTGTCGAGTCTGTTCCAAGGGCGCAATACATTGCGGCATCAATACGCAACAGCTCATCAATCTTCTGCTTGTCAGTCCATGTCTTGAACTGAACAATCTTTTCGATGTCGTTGTTAGTATAGTCCATTAAACCAAGTTGTGAGTTTTCGTTCGACTTCCTTTTCGGAACCCATAGGAGTGCGCTGACTTACTAACTTCATGATTCCCTCCATACGGGAGGACTCCGCATTAGCGTCTTTTCGTTCTCGACGAGACTCTTCAATCTGTGAATATAAGTCATTCACCTTTTCCCTCAAAGAGAAAACCTCGCTTTTTAACTCCGACCTCTCCATAGTATAGACGGGGTCGAAGCTGTTCATGTACACAGTCTTTGCTTCCTCGTACATTCTTTTAAGCATGGCATCTTGCTTGACGTATGCAGGGAAGTTCTTGCAGTAGTGGCAGATAGTGGCGTGGTTCTTACCTAAGTACCTACCAATCTCTGACTTGCTGAATCCCCTCTCAAAAAGGATATAAGAAAATATAATCCTTGCGTTGACATACTCGCGCTCTCTTCTCACGGATAAGATGTCGAGGTCGTATACCTCTTGGACTGCGTTAAGCAGAACATCAAACTCCGTTTTGGTCTCTCTGTGCATAGTATTCGATTGTATTATTAGCTAAAATGTAGTCGAGATATTCGTCTGTTGTTATGCTGACGATATCCAATAACAGGGGAAGCTCACCTACTTGCTTCAGATACTCAATGGCATAGAAGACAGGCTCTTCACCCCTGATTACACCCCCCGTAGTTTGGCTCCACCCATCATCGACGGGCAAGTAATCAAGCGCAGGGAGGATGTCTTGCAACAATTGCTTTCTCCGCCTGATAGTAAATTCCGAAAGCTGTTCTACAAACCAATCCTCGATTTCGAATTGGTTGCTGTCAAACACCCCGGTAAACTTCTGTTCTCCCATAGCTTTCTAATTCTTTTAACCGATACTCCTGAAGCCTTGACAGCTTACCCTTCGGTGTTTTAACCTCTGAAAAGATTACATTAGAATCAGGTGGGATAGCTACGATATCAGGTATGCCGTTCTTATTGGTCTTGATTAGCTTGATAACGTAGTACCCCTCGGCTTCGAGTTGCTTAATTCTTTTGGATTGTATTTGCTGTTCAGTCACCTACCAAATATACAAAACGGGTTGTCGTTTATTCCTTGTTCAATTTCTTGAAGTGGTTTACGGTGAAGTCCCGCTTCTTGGTGACGGCCTTGTAGATGTCTTTCTCAATGCCCCCACGGGAGAACACCCAATACACATCTGACTCAAGCCTCTCCTTTGTGGTCATCCTATCTCGTGACTGCCAATAGCTTGTCGCAGAGAAGTCGATGTTGTAGTACACCAAAGCGTCAGCCTCTCGTAAGGATATACCCTCACGTCCGCTCACGATTTGTAAGGCTATGTTCTTACTCGTTCCTGTGAACTTATCGAGGTCGGTAACAAGCGTGTCCTTGAAGACACGCTTGAGTGCTTCGAGTTCCGCCTTGAACTTGTAGAAGATACCAATCTTCTTGCCCTCGAACTTCTCCTTGATGAAGGTGGCCTTGCTCAAGTCAAGCACCGTAGCCTTACCCGACTCGAACTTGATAGTACCTGAGTATAGCTGATGGAGCTTCATCATGAGCTTGACAGGTGTGTCGGCCAAGATGACCTCGTCCTTACCCTCCACCACCAAGTCCTTCTTGAGCCTCGCGGCAAGGCTGTATGTCATGTCTGACATCTCCACCTGCAGTACGTGCTCTCGCGTATCAACCTTGAACCCCGCCTCCTTCTGAGAGAAGTTGATGGTGAACGGCTTCATCGCGTCGAGGATGGTCTCCAATCCCTTGGAGTAGTCGTTAATCATCAGCCCGTTTATCTTCCTCTGAGTGACCTGAGCGTACTTGTCGCAGAAGCGATAGAAGTTCTTGAACTCACGGAACGGGTTGGTTGGTATGCCGTACACCTGATGGTACATCTGACAGTATGACTCAGGTGTTGGTGTACCCGATAGGAGGATAACCTTTGGGCTATAACGCTTGACCATATCCCTCACGTCCTTGGCCCTCTTGCTCGGCTTAGGAAACGCTCCTATGCTGTGCGCCTCGTCAAGGATAACGATGTCCCACTTTACGTCGGGCAACTTGTGCATCGACTCGTAGTTGATGACGAACAGGGAGTACGACGGGCACAGCTTGTCGCTGTCTGCGGTGATAGATGAGATGGCTTTCTTCTTCGTTATGAACAAGACGTTGTCCGCTTTCATCTCGTCGCAGATACCAAGGCTTGTCAGGGTCTTACCTGTACGCACCTCCATCGCCAAGTAGAGGAAGCCCGTGTCCTTGAGGACACGGACACCCCTACTGATGATGTCTTCTTGGTAGTCTCTAAACTCTATCTCTGATGACTTCTTCATCTGCTCGGAATAGTATTCAAGGCTGTTGCTAATTCGTTCTCTCACTAAGGGGTCAACGTTGCGGTACTTGTTTACCTCCACCGTGGTGGCGGTACGACCACGCCCGACCTTCCTCTCAGACTTAGCGTTGATGACTCGGTCTAGTCTTTGGATGTTGCGATACATCTCGGCATCGCTTAAGCACGTCTTGCGTGCGAAGACCTCCTTGTCACCCCACATGAATATCTCAGGCTTCATGGTATTCCGCTTCGAGAATCATCTCCAAGTAGTGGATAGCCTTCTTGATATCCTGCGACTTCCCCTTATCCCGATGGCGGGTGACGTACTTGATGACGTTACCCTCAAGGTATCCCATCTTGTTTTTGAGGATGTACTCTACAGGCTCGATGCTTCCGTTCTTGTAGTGCTTCTCTCCCTTGGTCTCAAGAGTCTTCATCTCTTTCTGTTTTGAGTGTGGGTAATTGTTGATGATGTTCCATACTGTTCCGTATGTCACACCGAGACGCTTGGAGATGTCCTTGTTGGATACACCTCGTGCGCTGAGTCTACGAACAGCAAGGTTGCGCTCCTCTTTGATTAGATTTTTCTTCATGGTGATTAGATTAAACGTGTTTGAACTTCTGCTTCGTGCTTGTTGCGAAGGCGCAACCAACGACCTGATGGGTCGCGACCCTCTTCAGGGGTTATGCCCGTGGTGAATACTGCGTATGCTGTCAGCCACTTGTAGAATCGTGTGCGGCTGATAGTCATCTTAGCCTTGGGAGCGTAGTCAGGATACTCCTGAATGAACTCATAGTACAGGTCTTGCTTCATCAGCTTGATGCCTATATCGAGATGCGTATTGGATGGTGTGCCCTCGATGAGTCCGCACCATTCGATGAAGTCGTGGCTTGTCTCTGCTGATAGCTGACGCACCTGCAGGTTAACGAACGTGGACTTGACCAACCCTGTCTTCAGGTATCCCTGCAAGCAAGCGACCATGTAGTTGTCGAACAAGCACCAATCCTCGTCGTTCCAATCGGCAAAGAAGTGCTTGCCAAACTCATCGAGAGGCGTGCGGTTCTTGTTGTAATACTGATGCAGTTCGACCTCCCACTTGCGTCGAGCGAACGAGTTGCCCGTGCCCTTGATGGCGTAGTTGGTGGTGATGGCAATCTTCGGAGACTTGCTGAACGGAATCTTGATGGCATCCTTGTTCTTCTTCTCCAACGTCAGACCCTCGGTCACCACGCTGAACAGCCTCTCGAAGTCAAAGTTCTTCTTCACATCATCGAAGCACAGTATCTGTGTGTCTGCACTTACGGTCTGATATGGGAAGGACTTCTCGAATGCGAATGCCTTGCCGTCGATGACCACGAGTTTCTTCATCTGACTGAGCGCGTTCATGAACAAGCCCTTGCCCGTTCCACCTTCAGGGTTGTCGCTGATGACCTCGTCGTTGAGGATGACAGCCGGGCAGTACGACAGGTTCTTGTACCCATGCATGAGGAATCCAATCGTGGACTCCATCGTTGCGATACGCATATCGTTGTCGCCACAGATGCGTGAGATGAACTGACCGTAGACGCACCCTTGGTATTCACACTCCATGAACTTACGGTCGATGACGTGGTCTTTCCAAACGTATCCACCAAGGTCGAGATAGTCGATGGTCTCTACTGCATCCCTCGTAATCTTAACAGCGCAGTTCCTGTAGTACAGGTACGACGCATCCTTGCTGTCCTCGATGAAGTAGATGTCAATGGTCGAGAGCAGGGATAGGAACTCCTCACGGAAGAACCTGACGTTGTCAGCGAAGTAGTTGTACACACTGATGTCGTCGAGTTCAATGAGGTGGCTCAGGATGAAGTCCTTGATTTCTTTCTCCGACGTGTGGTCAATCAAGTTGTTGGTGACCTTGACGAAGATGTAGTTGCGCCCACCTTCAGGGCAATACTTGTAGAAGCCATTGTCCTCCAAGAACTGCTTGAACAGGATGTGTACGATTTTGATTGTACCCTTCTCGTTCTTCTCCCAAAACGTCTGCATTGAGTTCTCCTCCTCCACTCGGTTGAGGACAGCATCAATGGTATCGCTATCAAGTGCAGACTCTTCGAGTTGATAGCGTATTTCTTTTTTTGACACCCCGCGCTTCATCTTCGTGCGGATGGTGTTGACCCTGTCCTCGTCCTCGTAATACTTCGTGCCGAAGTTCTGCGTGTGTTCGTATGCCGAATCAATCGTGCGTTGAATCTCGCTCTCAGGAAAGTCCTGCGTAGCGTAGTTGTTCAGGACGTAGGACGCAAGGCTCTTGTTGATGCCGTAGTCGTTCAATGCCATAGCAAGAACGAACGTGTTCTGATTGCGCTGTCCCTCGACCATCGGATACTTCTTCGTCCACCACTTGATGAGGATGTCCACCACCTTGTTCTCATCGGTGATAGGTATGGTGGGTGGGTCACGACGTGATACGAGTTCGCGATACTCAGGCTCATCAATCTTATCCCACAGCGAAGCGTTCTTGTTGATGTACAGCACCGGGTCGAACGACTCGTAGCATACACGGCTCAGGTTCTTGCACGTCTTGTCGAAGTGTGGGCTGTCGAAGTGCTTCTGCAGTGCGTTGAAGTAGTTGACGTGGTTGTCAGGGTCAGCAGGTACGCGCACCAAAACCTTCAAGCCATTGCCTGATGGACTAACGAATGCCGAGTAGACGTATGGGTCTTTGGTTAGGTTCTCCTTGTGGCTGATGAGTTCCTTCTTCTTCTCATACCCATCAAAGTCCAAGCAGATGATGCCGCTGTGCTGAACGAGCGACTTGTCGTTGCGCTTGTTGAATGTTCCGCTGAAGCAGATGGCAGGGAGACCCTTCTTCAATTCATTGCGCTCTGTCTTGTTGCGCTCTGCCCTGATTCGTTTGACAAGGTCTTTGGTTGCTCCCTCCTTGATTCTCTGTAGGACTACATCGACGGGGCGATGGAAGGGAGTGGCAGTCTCTACGATATTCCTGAAGAGTGTGACGGTTGATGTCATGACTGTGTTGAATTTGTGTTGATTAAAGTATTCATTATCAAGGGGATGTCGATAATGTCGATTTTCTTCTCGTAATACAAGAGAAAATAAAAGTAGAGTAAAGAGTAGTAGTTAGATAGGGGTCATCTTTTATCGGCATTATTGGAGGTAAAAAAAGGGGGGCCGAAGCCCCCCTTCCTACTCAACACAAATGGTTAGAAAGGCAAAGCCTCGTCTTTTGCAGGGGACTCTACTCCCTGAGCTTTGCTTTCAGCCACAGTTTTCTTTGGGGCATCGCCTTGTGGCTTAGGCTCCCATGTATCTAACTCGGTGTAGGGCTTGCCCGACTCCTTGCCGATTTTCATTTCCACGTTGACCCAACCCTTCTTCTCGTGCTTGGTCAGGAACTTGATGAACTCCTCGACCTTGAAGGAGAGGTGTCCGATGACCCAATCAGGGTCGGTGTCTTTCTTCTTGAGGATGAGACCGTCAGGGAAGATAGCTTCTTTTTTATTAGACATGATTTAAGTATTGATTAAACAAATATACGAAACTTTCTACAGTTTCAAAGAATTTCGTGGATAAAATATGCATCAAGATTTTCTATCGGATTGTCTCCGAAGAACTTACGGTACTGCTCGACGGCCTTGCGAACCTTGGCCTCTCCACCTTCGATGAACGTGGGTGAGGTCTCGAACACACCGATGGTTCCTGTTCCCTTCTCGACTACGTAGAAGACAAGTGGACGACCGAACATCTGCGAGTAGATGTAGGCTTGGCTGTCGTAGTTGTACTTCTTTGCGCTCCAACGGAAGTCAGCTATGTTTGATGTGGTCTTCAGGTCGATGACCATCTCAGGGTGGACGATGTCCGCCTTGCCCTTCCACATCTCACCTGCAATCTGCTTGATGGCAGGGACTTCGTACTCTGCCTCGCTGTGGCGTATGTCCTCAAACAAGTCCATGTGTCCGAGCATACTCTTGACGCAGTGCTGTACATCGTCGCGCTCTTTCTCAAGCAGGGCAAAGGGAACCTCATTCTCCAAGCAGTATTCCTTGTATGCCTTGGTGCTTCGCGAACCTACATCCACGAAGTCCCACACCCTTGCCTTCTCAGGCTCAAGGATAAGCTGATGGAAGTACCTACCCTTGGCGAACGCGGGGTTGTCAGGTTGCTTCTTCTTGAAGTCACGAGGGTTCTTCAACAGCGCACCTATGTCGGAGTTGGACAGATACTTCTGTCCAAACTCCCCATAGTAATGCTCGTCGTCGCGTAGCTTTTCAATAGCTTCGCTCATGCCTTCTCGATTTCAGCGGTCAATGCTTTCTTGACTGCGGCAGTCAGCTTGTACTTGCGCTCTGCGATAGCGACAATGTCCTCGATGGTCTTGTCGTTGTTCTCCTTGATGTACGCTACAATGTTCTTGTAGTTGTCGTCGTTCACCTTGAGTGTCTTCAAGGACACGGGTTCAGGCTTGGACTCAGGGAGGTCTTCACCTGCGTAGATGTAGTGACCGAGTCCAAACATCGCGAGGTTCTTGGTGAGGCAACGCATGATGGTCTTGTTGATGTCGAACATCGTAGCCTTGTTGACTGCCTTCTCACCGTAGCGAGTGGTGAACGTATACGGTGCGTCCATCATTGCGTTGTTCGCTCCATCCATCACAGGCAACCACATCTCAAGGGTCTCACCCTCGATGGTGACGCTTGTCATGGTCAGGTATCCAAGTGCGGGGTCGAAGAACCACGGCTTGTCTGTTTGTGGGTCGCGTGACACCTCGTATGATGCGTCAGGATATTGCTTCTTGACCTCGGCCCACGCCCATGCCCATGATAGATAAGTAAGGTTGGATTTCTTTTCCACCTTGTCGTTGACGTTGATTGCGCTCAACGTTTCGAATACAGATTTTTTCTGTGCCATTGTTATTGAATTGATTTGAGTAAAAGATTCACTTTGTTGTATCGTGTAAGAACCTTGTCACGTTTGCCCCGAAGGGACTTGAGTGTCGCGTGGTTGTTGGTGGTGTTCACCTCCTTCCTGATTGACCTCTCGATTGTTTCAAGTTTTAGACGATTGTTTGACAAATATACGACATAGATGCCGTACTTCCAACCCTTGCTGTAAAAAAGATGCTCCTCTGCGGGAGATAGTTTTACGTAGTAGCTTCCGCCTTGTGTGGTGTTGAAGAACTCAACCTCACCCGTGCGGTTGTCGCGAGTAATTTTAATGCCGTAAGAGATACGACCCTCGTATCCCCTGCCATCAATGTTGCTTGCGTACTTATCCTCAAGTGCCTGTTCGAACACTTGGTCTTGCGTGTAGTTCATGCTTACATCTTGAGTCTCTTGATGACCTGCTTGTAGTCCTTGTCGGACTTAGC